AGGAAGAAAGAGCAATATTGGGCATGAATGGTTAGAACAAGCACGAAAAGAAGCCGTATAAAAAGACGTAACTAAAAAGCCCCGCGATCCTTGCGGGGCTTTTTTATACCATACCATATTAGAATATTATTATATTAGACTATGCTAATATTCGCGTACCATACCATACCATACCATATACCATACCATACCATATCATATCATATGGATCTTTATCCTTATCTACATCTTAATCTTAATCTTTATTATTTTTTAAAAAGAAAAAGCGGAACAGATTAAATGAGGATAAAACCTGTTCCGCCGTACTCGGTAGTTAGTCTGAATACTCCATGAATATTAATAGCCCAATTGCTCCAATCATTAAACCTAAACCTATGCCCACTACTAAACCTGTTAGATATAAACTCATTACTTCCCCCTAAATGATATGTTAAAATAACTTCCTGTTGGGCAATCGTGGTGAGAGCATACCGCATGATAAGTATTTCTACCCCTTGCCCTTTTAATTTTAAAATCAAAATCTGTGTTTTCAGGTACTAACTTGTAAAGCATATCTTTTGAATCTTCTAAAATAAATTCTGCTGTACCACTTGATCCTCGCCAATCTAAATTACGCCCTTTAACATATGCTTTTTTACCTAAATATTTATCAAAGTATGTTAGATCATATGCAAAATCTTCCCACGCCCAATCACTTTCGTCTTGATCTTCAAAATATGTGTTATATATTATTTCCATTGTCGTTGTCCTCATTAAAAGTGCGAGGGCCTTTCGGCCCTCGCGGTTAGTTTAAATTACTCCCTGAAATTTATATTCCTTTACTTCAGGAAATTCCTTTTTAACTCTATATAAAGCTTCAGCCATATGCACAGCACTAAATGTTTTTTGTCTATTACCATCTAGCATAAAAACATAGTTTTGTGGTTCGTCTGAGGTATGTGGAAATATAATTGCCCACGCGTCTATATATTTCTTTTTACCTTTATAAATATAACTCCAATCTTTTAAAGCATTTGGATTATTCCATGCTTGATTCATATTGATATCCTCATTATGTTAATCATATCAGTGCGTCCTTGCACTATCTTTCTTTATCCTGTATTTACTATACGCCTATTATCATAGGATGTACAGTAAAAAGTTTTTATGAAGGCCATAAGTAAAATTGATTGGACTTTCCTATCAAGCTATGATATACCATACCATACCATACCATACCATATCATAATATTAGAATATAATAATATGCTAATGAACGGCTGGGCCTCTATTAGTATATAAGAATATAAGAATATTCTAATATTAGAATATAATAATATGCTAATGAATCGCTTGGAAATTAATTTAAAATTAGCTATTGACATAATAGCTCAATAGGCATATTATGAAGGGGAATTTAAACAAAAATGAGGATTTAGCAAAATGAAATACAAAAGTGAAAAACAAAAAAAATTCGTGGAAGGTAAAAAGAAAATTATTACTGACGCGATTATAGCTCAATTGGAAACTGTTAACGCGGATGACTGGAAAAAAAGCTGGTTTTCGCGTGGCGGTATTCCACTTAATGCAATTACTAAAAAAGCCTATAACGGTGTTAACTGGTTATATCTTTCAACACTTAATTATAAATTTTCGCATTTCGCGGGTTACAATCAATGGACTAAGGCGGGTTACACTATTGCAAAGGGTGTAAAAAGTCATCCCGTTTGTCTTGCACAAATAACAGAAGATAAAAAGAAAAAAAACGCGGATGGCACGCCTTATAAATTTTGGTCTGTTCGCTGGTTCAATGTTTTCAATTGCGAACAATTAGAGCAGGAAAGCTTTGAAAGATATACAAACAAACTTGCAAAAGAAAATACAAAAAAAGTTATTTTAGAGCGTGATCCGCTTGTAGAATCTTTTATTTCTAATTGCAATATTAATACAGATTTTATTGACGGGGATAGATGTTGTTATATACCTTCACTTGATAAAGTAGAAATGCAACCAATTGAAACGTTTGAAAACATCAACGCTTATTATTCTGTATTAATGCATGAGTATACCCACGCGACAATGCACGCGGACCGCTTAGACCGCAAACCAAATGACAAACAAACACACCGCCAGCAATATGCCTTTGAGGAATTGGTTGCGGAGTTGGGAGCGGTTTACACTATGCAAACGCTAGGTTTTTATAATGTTGAGCCACGCGAAGACCATGTCCAATATATTAAAAGTTGGCTGGGGGCATTGAAAAATAATAATGACTATATATTTCAAGCTAGCACAAAAGCTAACAACGCGGTTAACTGGATGATGGACCAACAAACAAAAGATATTCAAACTACATTAAAGGGGGTGGCGTAATGATAGATATAATAATCGTACTACTATTTATTTTTATAATATTTATTTTGTGGAATGTGATGACTAACATATTATAAATAATGAATACTTGCTGGACCTTGGCCCGCTTTCCGCGGGCCTTTTTTTTAGAAGGCTCTATACAGATTCCAAAATCATTTTATAAATAATATAATATAATTTATCATTTGCAAAAGCCTTATTAACATTTAGCATAAATGTTAAGTTAGCCACAAGTAATATGGTGGTAAAAATTCTAGTAATCACTATAATGTTCTTTATGAAAACAGAATTGATGACCACCGAACAAATGAGGCTCGAGGTAGAAAAACTTTGGATTCAGCATATAAAGCTTTGTCAGGATAATTTTCTAGCTTTTGTTCAAGAAGTTTGGCCCGATTTTATTTGTAGAAAATCTAAAGATCCAGAAAAGTGGGGCCATCATCAGATTATCGCCAAAGAGTTTACTGATATTGCCGATCAAAGAAAAGGGAGGCTCTTGATAAATATGCCACCCAGACATACTAAATCAGAATTTGCATCTGTTTACTACCCCGCTTGGATTATTGGTAAGTATCCAAAATTAAAAATTATGCAAGTGTCTCACAATACAGAACTTGCAGCAAGGTTCGGAGCTAAGGTTCGTAACATTATTGATTCACCAGAATACAAACAAATCTTTGGTGATGTGAAACTGCGTGAGGACTCCAAAGCCAAAGGTCGTTGGGAAACAAATCAAGGCGGTGAGTATTATGCTGCTGGAGTAGGTTCCTCGATTACTGGTCGTGGTGCGGATCTCTTGATTATTGATGACCCACACACGGAACAAGACTCAATGTCCGATACTGCCATGGAGCGTGCGTACGATTGGTACACTTCAGGACCCAGACAACGTTTACAACCAGGAGGCTCGATTCTAGTAGTTATGACCCGTTGGGCCGAGGACGATTTAACGGGAAGGCTCTTGAAGGCTCAAACTGAACCTAAAGCAGATACATGGAAACAAGTTTCGTTTCCCGCGATCCTCGACTCAGGGAACCCAGTGTGGCCAGAATATTGGGAATTAGAAGAACTAGAAAAAATTAAAGCCTCAATTCCAATCAGAAACTGGTCAGCACAATACATGCAAGAACCAACCTCAGAGGAAGGAGCGATTCTTAAACGTGACTGGTGGATGCCATGGGAACAAGATACTTTACCTAGTTTACAACATGTGATTCAAAGTTATGATACGGCGTTTTCAAAAAAAGAAACCGCTGACTATTCTGCGATTACGACTTGGGGTGTATTTTTTCCAGAAGAAGGTGGAGCCCCTAATTTAATTTTACTGGATGCCATTCGTGGTAAGTTTGATTTTCCAGAACTCAAAGCCGTGGCGTTAGATGCTCAAAAGTATTGGGAGCCTGAAACAATCATCGTCGAACAAAAAGCCAGTGGTGAACCACTCACGCAAGAGTTTAGAAGAATGGGTATTCCCGTGGTGCCATTTACACCATCCAGGGGTAATGACAAACATACCAGAGTAAACAGTTGTGCACCCGTTTTTGAAAGTGGTGCCGTGTGGTATCCGTATGGTGAAAAATTTGCAGAAGATGTGATTGACGAATGTGCTGCTTTGCCTAACGGGGCTAATGATGACTATGTTGATTCTACCACGCAGGCAATATTAAG